TCAAAATAATCCTGCCTGCTGGCCGCGAATCTCCGTTCCAAATCCTCCCCATGATCCATAGATCAATTCAACGCAATCACTTGGTTGATCTGCTCCACCGACAGTGTATTGATAATCGACTTCAACAACAGGAAGATCTGCGAATAATTCCCTGATCTCTGGATGGCCATTAATGCTGATGATCATCTTACCTTTGATCGTGCGAGCAAGATCCAGGAGCCGCTCATAATGCTTCCAATCGAATTCAACGCCATAGCCTTCGACTTGCCAATATGGTGGGTCACAATAAAAAAGCGTGTGTTGACGATCATATTTGGCGACAACTTGGTCCCACGGCAAGTGCTCAATCGTTGTTTGTGACAAACGGAAATGCGCATCGGCGAGGTCATCCTCTATCGTCATATAGTTGAATCGTGGCCGCGATGTTGTTGAGGTGCCGAATGTTTGCCCATCAACCTTTCCTCCGAAAGCCAGCTTCTGCAAATACAAAAAAACGGGCCGCACGTTGGACATCGGTTAAGGTGTCGATGGGTGTCCGTTTCAAGCGATCCCAATTCTCCCGGCTGGTCAACACCCACTTAAATTGTTTATACAGCTCCTCGACGTGTAGCTGGACGATCCGATAAAGATTAACCAGGTCGCCATTAATATCGTTGATTATTTCCACCTGGCTTGGCTGTTTCATAAAGAAGAGTGCCGCCGCGCCACAGAATGGCTCGACATAACACTGATGGTCGGGGAACAAGGGAAAAATTCGGTCAGCAAGTTTACGCTTACCACCGATCCAAGGAATGATTGGCTTTGTCATGTGAGTAGCCCCTTATCAAATCTGTTTTGATGTGATATTTTTTCCCTGCCGTGTACATGGCGGGGAAGCCTTGGCCTTGCTCACAGGTCTGGTCTGTGGGTTGGGCGGCCGGGCGGTAGCTCCAACTATCTCCCGGCCGCTTCCTCTTCTACCTTTACACTCCGGTAATCTCGATCTGATCCTCAACGACGTTGCCGTCTGATGTTGCGGCGTAGAACTTCAGGGTGTAGCGGCGTCGTGAGACCACGTTGTAGACTCTGGCCATGATCTGCTGACCTTCGTAGCTGAAGCTGCCGGTCTCGATCATGGCTTCAGAAACGTCGCTGCCGGTATCGTCATAGATCTCGGCGCGGGTGGTGCCGCGATTATTGTTGGCGACGATGGTTTCTCCGTCCGGGATCTCGTCGGATTCCGTCCAGTCAATGGCCAGCATCATGGCTTCTCCCGGCTTCATATCAATTTCGTTGGGCGGGTCCTGGTTACGCATAATCCACCGCCAGCTCTCCAGCGTCATTGCTGGTATTCGTTGCACCAGCCGTGATAATTCTCTTCAGCCACAGACGACAGCTACTCCCTACCGGGATATCCGGCAGGGTCAATTTGCTTGCTGTATTGTAGTGGCCAAATGTCACTGTGGTGGGCGCGGTGGATTCGTCGGCGATGGATTTTGTAGAATCGATAGCGTTAGCCGGTGTGTCCTCGATACCGGCATCCAGGCTGGAATCGGCGCTGGACGTTTCGGTATTCATGTAGAACTCCGCCTCGACGGCTGCCTCATCGCCATTGTTGTAAATATCGACAGCGCGATACTCTATATCGCCCGCCGCCGCTTCCTCCTTTGTTACCTTGTCAAATAGATTGTAGAGCGCGGTGGCGGATAATTCTGTCGCCGTGGCTGCGCCGCCCAGACCGCTGGTTGTTTCACGAAAGATCAAAGTTGCAGGCATGGATACCTCCTTAGTCTGCGAGGAAAATGAGAGTGCGATTGGTCGCGTTGAACGCCAGCCGCCGGTTATCTGCGGTAAAGAGTGTGGTGCGGTTGGTGGCCAAGAATGTCTTGATCGGGGCCGGTATATCTTCAGAGTCTATATCCCAGGCCGTGGCGAGTTCTTCCGCCGTGAGAATGCGCCAGGCCGTGTCTTTTTCCAGCTCAGCCTGGATACGCCAGGCCACGTCCTGACCAGTGACTGTCAAGACCCGCCATGCGGTATCCTGTTCAACGGAATTCTGTACACGCCAGGCGGTATCATTGGTGATTGTATGTTGGATGCGCCAGGCGGTTTCCTTGCTCGCCGCCTCGGCAATGCGCCAGGCTAGATCATTTTCAACACCGGCCTGAATGCGATAGGCGGTTTCTTTTGTGGCGGTGCCTTCGATGCGCCAGGCGGTGTTTAAGGTGAGAAAACCGCCGGTGAGGATCTGCCAGGCTGTTTCGACGTTGGTGGCATTAAGAATGCGCCAGGCCGTGGCCCGGTCGATGCCGCCCAGAACGCGCCAGCCGGTTTCTTTGTCGGCTACGGTCAGAATCCGCCATGCGGTATCTGCCGCCGCTGTAGCGCGAATGGTCCAGGCGCTGTCCTTGACAGATTCTGCGAAGATACGCCAGGCTGTTTCCAGTGGGGAGGTGGCGTTGTGGATGCGCCAGCCGGTTGTTTTAACGGCAGCAGATTGGATGCGCCAGGCGAGTTGTTTCTCCGTTATGGTTTCAATACGCCAGGAGGTATCCAAAGTAAGAGATAGCCCTCCGGCACTCTCGGTGTAGGTGGCGTAAATGGAGTAATAATACGCCGCCGAGCTATACCCACCTGGGAAGGTTGAAGGCAATGCACTTGAATATGTGTACGCAGAATTCCTGAACCGCACGCCGCCGGAATCATAATAAATATTCATCGCGCCGCCAAGTAAAGCAGCCAACCAATAACTCGCCGCCGAAGATACAGATACGCCGACCTGAGCAGATCCACCTTCTCCAACCGCTGTGGCATTATTATTTGTGCCGGTGAGTTCGCCCGTATAGTCGATGAGCGTCCCAGGGTAAGATGAATCATTGTCATAAAGGCCAAGGACAAAATTATCACCACCCGTCAGGCTACTTATGAATGTGATCGCGTCTAAGGTGCCGCTTACTGCCGGGGAGAATGGGCCAGTAGAAAACAGATAATTAGCCGTTGAAGCGACAGAACTGGCACCAGTCGTTTCGTAACCGAGGACAGGATCAAGCGTGACCGGCCACACTGCCGCATCAAGCCATTCTTGCGGCGGAAGATAGCAGCGTAATTCCCCATCAATAAAGTCCTGATCGCCCCAGTAGACATTCTCTTCAGCATCAATCCATTTTGGGCGCTTTATGTGGCAAAATTTACCCGTTTCATAGTTGACTAGTTCTTCACCGGCGGCGTTTAAATAGCGGCCAGACTGGTCCCAGTAGAGGGCATAGCTATTGATGATGTCTTCTGGCCGATCACAGCCCGCCGCGATTTCTTCGACGGTTAGTTCAAGTTGCTTATGCCAGGTCAAACCTGCAGGGAATTCAGCAGTAAAGACTTCATAGTCAGCTGGCAACGCCGCAGACGTCGCATATTCAATATCCCATTCGACCGACCCTTCACTAATTTTGTGCTTGCGGCCCGTTGCACTGACGGGGATCTCAACTCCGGCTCCGCCTTTGGCGTTAACAAAATCTTTGGCAGTGTCCTGTTGTCTTACATGGTTCACGTCTGCATGGGATATTTTAAGCCAACACTCTCCTCCCCATTTCTGACTGTGGACTTCAGGCAAAACAACTGCAGACGGCAAAGCCTGTTCAGCACGACCTATCAGGATCTCGGCAGCATGCTGGGCCATGCGGTACTGCGCCGCTCCCGCGATTTTTGCGAGTGCCTGATCCGGTATTTTATCAACACGCTGTCTCGCCATAATCAATCCCTACGCCGCCACCGGCCACGAAACAGCGGCGGTGGAAAATTACCTAAGTCATCCTTACGCGGCACATACTCAATCGCCCGACCAGACACCAGCCGCACATAACAATGCGGTGCCTTAAATCGCCACCAATACCGACGGCGGGTCATTTCAAATACCAGCTCGGCACCTTCATGGCGATGACGCCGCCAGGCGATATATCCGGCAATCCAGCAGTTGCTGGGCATCATTCATCCGCTACGATATCGGCGCGTACACCGTATCGAAGTAGGTTTTCAAAAACGCTTTGAGATCAGACAACGACACTGTGACCAGAGTGTTACTGTCTTCACTGTCCAGAGCAGCCAGCAGATCCCCATCCACCAGGGCGGTTTTAGCCGTAGCCGCTGCCACGGCGGATTGTGTTTTGTCTGCCCCGGACGCAATGCCATTCAGCTTTCCTACCTGGGTTGCCGTCATTAACCCTTTCTGGGTGGCTGTTGCCGCCTGAATATCATCCGCGCCGCCGGTGTGGCTTGAGGCATGTGCCTTTGGCGGGTGCAGTTCATCTCCGGCCAGATCTTTATGAGTTGGCATAGTTCCTCCCTATGTCGTGACGATGTCACCGGACGAGGTCAACACAACTTCTCCGGTTGATGTGGTAATAATTTCATGGGTGATACCGGCAATTGTTTCCGGCGTGATCGGCAGCGCTGCCGAGAACACCAGATCTGCCGGTTCTGAATAGTAGATGTTGCGACCTGCAACTTTGAGATAATAATCTTGCGACAAATCGAGGCCGCTGATCGATGACGACAATGCCGACACCGTAGCAACAACGTTAGTCGATGCCGGAGTGAAATCCGTTGTTGTACCGAGGCACACCAGATAACTGGTAGCACCATCTATCGCATCCCATGAGATTGTCACGGCACTCTCGGCGACAGACTGCAAAACGAGATTTATAGGAGCTATTAGCGGATCGAGACTAACGTCCAAGGTGGATACAGCGTTGATCACATGATCGACACCGGCGACGGTAATTGTCTTAATAACTGTGACCTGAATGGTAAAGCTAGTCCATGGCCCACCGAGCAGCGCGATCTGAGTGCCACTGATTGTTGCAGTGGTCACGCCGGGGTCAATGTCCTGGCCTGTAATCTCCTCACCGGCAACCAACAGCTCAACATCATACGATTCAGCTCCACTATAAGCATCCCAGGAAACAACTATTCCTGCATCATCAGCAGAAACCAGTGTCAATCCGGTTGGACCGACCATAAACTCATACGCAGCAGTTTCTATGTAAGTCGTTGACAACGTGTTTTCATCTTCATAAGCCGTAATTTGAACAGTCACGTTTTCTGCTGTTGTCTCGAATGTAAGAGCATGGTCAGAATAATGATCTTCCAGAGTTGTATAACCGGAAAAATCTTGGTTTATTTCAATCAACACTTCAGCCGCAGCTCCAGCCCATGTTACGCAAAGAGCCTGACCGGTCTCTGTTTCCTGTAAATAACTCAAAGAAATATCACTCAGAAGTATCGTCGCGGTCTCTCCCCATGTTCCATCTCTATCTGGTGCATTTCCTTGGTTGGCATAAACTTCATCATGAACCACGACACCGGATATTTTTATTTTGCGATTACCTCTAGGGGTGATGCTTTTGACCTGAACAGCCAATGGTTCAACTGAACTTGGTGCAAACAGATATCGTGTTGCCAACACATTATCTGCTTGAATGGTTTTTATCGAGGCGATGTTCCCTGAAACACGATGGGCATAATCCGTCGGAGTGACAATATAAGGCCCGGCAACGGCACCATCTTCGGTGGATACATACATCACCCCTTCAGTTTCATCCTGAAAATCCACTGGTTCAGATAACCATATATCTGTTCCTTCAGCCGCAGCGATCACGCCAGATTGGCCAGATCCAGTAAAGCGACATGGAACGATAATCTTTGAGAACAATTTCGGAATTCGTCCAAGCAATCCTGTTTCAAATTCAACAGCTTCCCGTCTATACCGATCAGCTAAATAGATTTGCATACCGACTTCGTATGCCTGCTGCCGACTTCCGACTGCCAGGCTGACCTCTTGTGGTTTATCTGTACTACCGCCAAGAGCGAGGCAGGTAACCGGAACGTCATCCCAAGACTCCTGATCAACATAAGTTGCATCAACGCAAGTCATTGCGTCGGCAGTACGTGGGGCAGAAACGATCTTTAATTTATCCAGTGCATCTTCGTTATAGGCACAACTATATGTTGCCTGATATTTGTCTCGTACCAGACTAAACAAACCGCCTGGCAAATACGGGACAGAGAGACCACAGTCAGCCGCCTTTGCTGTTGCGTCCATTACATTGGTTTGTCGATCAAAACTGTAGTCAAATGTGTAATCAAGAGTCGAAAACTCTGTGCGCAATTCATATAGTTCTTCAAAATCAAGTAGGGAGGTATCCTGATTGCCACCGTTATTTGCAACGACCATATAAGCCACAGCGTCAACAATAGAACGAGTCGCCTGCCTTGACGTACCAAATCCTGTTGCCGTAACCGGAGTGAGTTTACGTGTCTGAATCGTATTAATTTCCGAGCCAGTACCTCCGTTAAGCTGATCGGATGCCTTGATCACAGCCTCGATCATTGTAACGTCTCCATACCCTTCATGTTTGCCACCATAAGCACGCAAACCCGTCAAATAGCACTTATCCGATACCTTTGATGATCCACTTGCCTCCGTAGTTCTTCTAGCGCGGAATTCATAGCGAGCTAATCCCAACGGAGCAGCAATTTTATGGGAATATCGCAAGGGATCTTTGCTCCTTGCATTAAACGTATATGTTGCAAAAGTGGTCCATTCGCTCGTGGCATTTCCAGCATCATTGATAGTGCGAACCTCAGTCGCAACAGTGACAGAACGGTAGCGCATCTTCCCCTCACTGTTGTAACGAACCAAACCGGCAGAGAATGTGATGTCAAACTCGATATGGTACGCTCTAGTGCCAGCTGCTGATACCGCATAGGTGACATGATCAGTGCTTAACTCCTGATTAGACACTTCGTTACACGTCCAAACAACATTAGTTACCAATGTCGGCAAGGTGCCAGGAGGTAGGATTGCGAAACTGGTGTCGGCATAGTCCGCAAGAGGAGTATTGTCGACATAAACCCCCTCAACGTCGTAATCACCAACACCAAGGAAACCAAGAAAATATAGATACTGGTCGTTATCTATATTGCGAACATAGCTTTGCTGAGCCAGGTCAGGAAAGACCTTCCTTCGCCCGAAGTGTTCACAGAACGGATCACCAATTCTTAATCGGTTGCTACCAGAATTGAATGAATAAATACTTGCCGGGGTTCCGTAATCGACACCGTCAGTCGCCAGCGATCGAGAATAGAGATAGCTACCAAGACTGAGCAATAACATGACGACATAAGGAATCCAGCTTGCTGCTGCTGCTACTTCAACAAAACGGATCTCTGCGTCAACTGGCAACGGGTCATTCCAATGCACACGCATTAACGGCACGTTATTCACGAGCAAAATTACCGGTTGCTCTCGAGGAATTTCAAGTAAGGAAACGACCTGATTTGCAGTAGCCCCATCCTCGACATCTATTTGAGATGCCACCTGAAACGGTTCCAGTTGATTCTTACTGTGAAGAATTCTCATAGGTCCAATATCCCATAATGGTAAAACCGTTTTGTCGTAGCGAGGTGGAATCATCCAACACCACGCCGATTTCCTCCATTGCATGGAGAATTAGGCGTTTTCCGTTAACTAATACCACCATGCCTATATGGTGCTGGGATCTCCCATTTCTCGATAAGTAAACAGCGTCCCCTTCCTGAGGATCAGTTGTTGAAGCGTAACCGAATTCACGTGCCATATCTGCGGTGACCATCCTGACACCAACCTTTGCCGGGTCTTTATCAGGTGGGATATTAACGAGTGGAAGATCACGCCCGAATCGTTCAAAAACGATACGCCTAAACCACATATAACAAGCCATATCCGGGGTAAATTTCTGGCCGATATAAGCACTGCTCCAGTGCTGTTGGCTGGTCATACTAAACCTCCCGGAATAAGGGTTGTAGTCATACGACGACGCGGAAAAACAATATTGACAAGATCCGCATACAACGCCTTAATTGTCGTCACCTGGTTATCTTCATCCATCTCAACTTTTGAAATTTCCAAGGCCGCAGGCAACTGACCTGCCGGATCAGTTGTGTCGGTATATTCATAATAATAAAGTTTCATGGCGTCCGTTTTACTGGCTCCGGAGAACAGCGTTCGTTTAATTGATAAGGGTAGCAGGTCAATTTTTAAGGTCAGTTCTCCGCGTGTCTCAGCTTCGACTTCTGGAAGTTTCATGCTCCACTGCACAGGAATAAAGCTCCCCAAATTTGCGGTGAACACTTCATAGCTATTAACAAGTAAAATGCTTTCCAGCCAGGAGCTGTGCGTGATACGAATCGCCTCCCAGATAGTCGTTTCTGGATTAGCGTAGGCGATAGCCTCTTTATAAGCCGTAGTCAATTCCACTTCTATTATTCCCCCTTCTTTAAATGAGCAGCCTAATCAATCCTGAATACCTTAATCCATCCGTCACTTTCTCCAGCGGCGTGCGCAAGCGCAAGATGGGTATCGTCAATTTTTATAAGGGAATGATGCGTTCCGTAGGTACTGTATTGAAAGCTGTCATGTAGACTGATTGAATAATCGGTTGCAATTTCGAATGTTTTCATATTCCCTGGATTCCCACCAGGGTTGTAAGCTAAAGAAATGTGCGTATCATCAATCTTAACGAGAGAGTTGTAGTAGGCGTAATTTACATCATGCTCAAGACTGGAAAGTTGGGTAATTGAGTAATCAGGTCCGATCTCAAATGTTTTAATAACACCACCAGAGTTTGACACCCTACACGCCAAGGCGAGATGGGTTTCATCGAGCTTTATAAGTGAATTATAAATTGCCTCTTGTGAGCCATGCCATAAAGCACCGAGTTGGGTGATTGAAGAATCAGATCCGATTTCGAATGTCTTTATATAACCGTCATTCCCACCACTTGAATAAGCCAAGGCAATATGGCTATCATCAATCTTCACAAGAGAGTTATACGCCCCGGCCAGGGCGTCATGTTCCATATTTTCGACTACGGTCAATGAGTAATCGGCAGCAATCTCAAACACCTTAATCCATCCGTCACCTTCATAAGCCGCGTGAGCCAGAACAAGACGGGTATCATCAAGTTTTATAAGTGAATGGTGACTCCCATACACACTGTATTGAAAGCCCTCAACCTGGTTGATTGAATAGTCGGCCGCTATTTCAAAAATCTTGATATTTCCAGGATTTCCGCCTGCGTTATAAACTAATGCCAGATGGGTGTCGTCAATTTTGACAAGGGAATTATCTGTGCCGTTATTCGTATCATGCTCAAAATTTGAAATCTGGGTAATGGTGTAATCAGCATCAAAGCTCAACAGCTTTATATATCCATCACTTCCGCTGCCAGCGTAAGCCAAAGCAAGCAGGCCAGGCTGTACCAGGACAAATGAGTTATTCGTTCCCTCACCAGCATCATGTTCAACGTTGTATATCTGGACTAACAGATAATCTAATTCTGGTGGCTCAAGTACTGGCTCACCTGGGCCAAGTGTGGGCCACTCAGCATCACCCCAGGCCACAGCAGCCGGAGCGATCCAGAAGCGCACTGCATAGTCGCTCTTTAAAACCCCCTTTGCCTTACGCTTTGGATATGAGGCAATACGGGCGACATGATCGGTGTAACCCAAGGTGGCCAGCCAGTCGGCCGTAAACCAGTTCGCCCCCATGTTGCAGGTGCGGGCATAGAAATATTCCACGGCACCCACTAACTCGTTTGGAATGCGCAGCGTGGCAGTGGCCCTGGCAAAGGCACCGGAACCGAAGCGGCGCGCTTCGATGCGGCCACTAAGCTGTCTGGTGCGTACCAGATTACTGCCGGGCACGATATTGATATTTTTACGCTCCACAGGAGGGAGATTTTCAGGCCAGGCAACTGCCATACTATGCTTCCTCCTCTGGCAACCAATAGGCCACACTACTGTCCGCTGCCAGTGGCACGTCGGCAATAAACTCCACTTTAATGCTGGCAATAAACTTATGGCCGGAGCTTTTAAACGCCGGGGCAGCGATGATCCGGGCGAAATGATGGCTATAGCCAGCCGTCTCAAACCAGTCGGCCGTAAACGGCGCAGCACCATCATTCAATGTCGTATGATAAAAGGAGATCAGCGCCTGCATCTGATCCACCGTCAAACTCACCTTGAAACTATCCTCGCGTTCCGGGTAGGTGCGCAGGCGCAGCGGGTTCAACGGTGCCTCATCATCAGCGAGACCGCAGGCGGTGGTATCATCAAAGTCAAGCATCGGTGCCGGAAGTGTGGTGGGCCATTGTTCCATCAGCGCCTCCGTCCATAACGGGCATCAAAGGCACGCGCCACACCGGCATTGCGGCTCATCCGTGATGTCATATCCCGTTCAAAATCTTCGATCATGATCTCGTAGTTACCATCGTCGTCGTAAGAGACTGAGGCTCCGGCGTTGGCTGATTCAACAATGGTGAAGTTCGGTGAACTCGACCCTGCGCCACCTTTCAGCCAGGCGTCAAGTCGGTCAAATGTTTTGTTCTGCTCACGGGACAGCACCCGTTCCCTGGTCTGCAAAATTGCCGGAACCTCATCTGATGCCAAACCACCGATATGAAACCTGGGGACATACACCTCTCCGCCGCCATGCAAAATCAATCCTCCGGTGTGGGCAACGACCGTTGTCGTTGACGATGCCGCTGTCGATCCGGCTGCTGATCCAGCGCTGGCACCTCCTCCTCCTGAAGCCCCAGCAGCCGCCTTTGCCGCAGCCAAAGCCCAATAGGCGGCGGTCAATTTAGCTGCGACAGCTACCTGGGCAGTCATGGCCGCGGTCAGGCTGGTTGTGGCAGCAACCTCGCTGGTGGTCGTGGAGAGGTTTTCTTTCTGGGTCAAACCCAACGCCTTGAGGATCTGGGTGACGATCTGCTGGCTGACGATCTGGGCAAAGGTGCGCTGAATGCCCTGGGCGAATTGATCCCAGTAATCACCGAGCGAATCCAGCTCACCACGTTGGGCATCGAACAGCAGTTGCTCAAAAGCTCCCTGCATGTTTTCCGCTGTACTGTTGGCCATGGCTTCGCCCGCTTCGAAGGCGGTGGCCACATTGTCGGTCCAGTCGTTGATCGCACCTGAAAAACCCTCCTCAAACGTGCCGTTGAGTTCCTGCATTTGTTCCTGCAGTTCCACCAGGGCGTCGCGGGTTGCATTCAGAGCATCGAGCTGGGCATACCAGGCATCGGCATCCGTGGCCCGGTCCATCTCGTTGAGGGTTTCCTGCTGGACATCACGTAACTGGCTGTAGAGTTCCAAGCGACGGGTTAAGGCTTCCTCTTCGCCCATTCCACCGGTGCGTTCGGAGCGGTCCACTTCAGACAGGGAGGCGTTGATTTCATTTTCCCTGGCTGCGGCACGGATCTGCGCCGCCTCGGCGGCTGATTCGCGGCGGATGCGGTTCTTTTCCGCTTCGGCGGCGCGGGTGGCATCAACACTGCTCTGCTCATACTCAGCAGCGGAGAGTCCGGCCTGTTCGAGCAGATCGAGCTGTTCCTTCAGCCAGCGATCCGTCGCAGCCAGACGTTGTTCCAGTTCACTGCCGGTCAGATCGGTGATCTGCGCCTCAAATTCGGCCAATGCGGCGGCGCGTTTTTCTGCCGCTTCGGTGGTGATGGCGGTCTTTTTCTGCTCGGCGGCCGCATAGGTGTCGGCCATACGCTGATCGATCTCGGCGGCGGACAAACCGGCCTTTTCCAGCAAAGCGCGTTGCTGTTCCACCCAGGCATCGACCTGGGCCAGACGGGTGGCAATTTCATCACCCTGCATGGCGGTGAGTTCGAGTTCGTAACGCTTGAGGGCAGAGGCGCGGTCTTTGGCGGCCTTTTCGGCCTTGGCAACCGCCTCTTCATCGGTTCCAGAGTCGTTTTGAACATAGGTGATTCCGGTGTTGCTCTTCTGTCGCTTCTGTTCTTCTGCGGTGCCCAGATCAACGAAAGCAGACGGAGAAGGGACCGTCTGCGGGGTTCCTGATACCATGGTTTCAGCAACCAACACCGCACCTTCAGCAGCGCGCAGGGCAATCTTCCCCAGCCACTGAGCTTCATCGGAGGTTCCCAGAGCGATCAGACGCTTTAAAATGTCGTAGCTGCGTTCGAACATGTCGCCGAGCTGTGCGGCAGTTTCAACAAACCCAGGGTTCCATTCGAGGGTTCCTGTTTCCTCGTTGAGTTTGAAAACATCTTTTGCCAGAGCAGCCAAATCAATTTTGATCTGTTCAAAAACAGGTTTACCGATCCTACCGGTTACTTGCTTGAAGATGTCCGCCGTATTGGACCACAAACCTTCCCACGTTTTCTGGCTCTCGATTCCGGCAATCTGGTAGGCAGCAAGCTTGTCCATCAGGTAGTCAAAAAGATCACCACCGTTTGCCTTGACTTCGGCAATATCTTCATTCCTTAGGCCAAGGACGGTAGCAACCCGGCTGGTTTTTGGGTCGATCGCCCCAGTAAGAATCGAGCGGGTTTCCTCGCCGAGCATGTTGAGATTAACGCCGATCGCTCCAGCCGCTTGCACCATGGCGGTGGTAAATGCTTCGACCTGATCACGGTTAAAGCCCTGCGCCATGGCGACGGGCAAGGTCTCCTGATAGGCGCGAATCAGCTGGTCCAGAGTGGCCAGGGTTTGAAAGTTCGCCACCTGTAATTTTTCGGTCATGGCGGCGGCGTCATTTTGCGCGGCGCGTAAGGCGGCTTGCCCTTCTAGGGCTTTGCCCGTGGCATCGTCAATATATTGTCCAGCGGTCATATAGGAGGTTGCGATCCCCAGACCGGCGGTTTCCAGGGTGGCGTTGAAATCGAAGAACAGCGTATCCACCAACCGCGATACCTGGCGAACGGCCAATTCCAGAATCAGGAACTTTCCGGCCAACGCGCTGACGCTTCCGCCAAGACTAAACACCTGGCTATTGCTGGATGCTGCTGTCGCACCGAGACTTTTCAACTCACGGTTGGTGCGAGAGACCGCCGTTTTCATGGCGTTTTTGGCACGGGCAATTTCATCCGCACTGGCCACGCCGGAATTGCGGATTTTGTCATAGGCAGCAACCGCTTCTTTTTGTTCCTTGAGGATCGCCGCCGTGGAACGCACACTCAACGTTTCAAATGACTGGGCGAGGCGATCTGTGACCACCTCACCCTTGGCCAAAAATTCGTTGTAGCGCTGCTCCGACGTTTTGGTTTCTTTCTGGTTGCGCTGGAGCGAAGCTGTCACCTGATCGAGCGCGGTGGACATCTGCGCCGCCATTTGCGCGGCAATAGTCGACAGATTAGCGACATCCTGCTGGATGGCTTTAATCACCGCGTTGGTGCTGTTTTTTGCTGTAAATTCTATTTGAGCCGTGTTGGCCATAAGACTTCCAATCGCACTCCCAATCGCGCTTCAGGTTCAGTTTGCCAAAAATGCCAAGTTTCCGATTGATCAGTTCGGGCAGGTAGCGCACACCCTGGGCAGGGCGTCGCCAAACATGCTCCGACATTCTTCAACGTCTTTTCCTTTGCAGTATTCTCCGATCCCTTGATCGGTGCGGCTGCGTTGCCCTGGGCCGCTTTCTACCCGTACACCGAAAAAGCTGCACAAGCCGATCACCGACTCGCGAAAGATCAGCTCCCGTTTTCGGTAGTCGAGCCATTGCCTGGCACTGCTAAGGGTGCAGCCCCAGAGCACGGCGTCTCTTCGGCTGTAGTCTCCTCCGCAGAGGAGGATGCAGATACTCTCGATCCAATCGCCTCCAGTGCCGCCATCATCAGGCCGCTGAGCTTGACGATCACCGTCCCCAACTGGCTCAAAATCGAGGCAGCCGGGTTCAAGGTAAAAAAATCGTTGATCACCTCCGTGATCTGTTGCGGCGTGATGCTGAACTCCAGATCAGCGGCGATTCGGGCCAGATCCTTATCACGCAGCGGCGTGTCCTTGGGTGTGAGCAACACAGCAAGGGCACTGTTCAGTTCATCCGATTGCGCCAGTGCGGCCACCAACGCGCCCAGGGCGTTCACCCCGCCGCTGATCTCCATGCCATCCAAAATGGCGTAGAGTTGCCGCCACTGGCCGAGCACCAATTCGCGCTGCTCATAGGTGACACCATCAATCAAATAGGTTTTGATATTCTGCTCCATGCCATCCCCCATTAGCTGAACACCAGGCTGAATTCATCATCACCGCTGGTCATGGCGGCCTGCCACGAGACGTTGAGCGCCTGCTGGCCGTCACGGTCGGTTTCCTGAACGTTGGTTGCCCGCAGACGCGGTACGCTCAGGGCGATCTGGTTGTATTGATCTGCGCCAATCGGGCCGATAGCCATGGCGGCCATGTCGCCGGACTTCCACTTGCCGTAATGGTCATAGATGGACACGCCGACCATTTCCGGGTCAAAGCTGCCGCGCGTATCGCCGTCTGTGATTTCAAAGCTGGCATAGCCGCTGGCTTTGGTCATGTCCTGGCGACCGGCCAGTTTGTTCTGCAGGTCGAGACTGAAACTCGGCAGCGTGGGTGTGAAGCCGCCGACATCAAAGGCCGTACCGAGCAGTTGTGGCGGGACAATATCGTCATAACTTGCTACCAGTTGAGCCGTGTCAGCCACATCATTGTAGGCTCCGGTAAAGCTGAACTTGGCATACAGCGGGCCGCCGACATTGCCGTTAATGGCCACGGTGCCACGTGCGCCGGTCAGTTGTTTGAGCACGGCACCACCAGCACCGTCATCATCGAGAAAGGCAATGGTCAGGCTGGGGATATCGCTGCTGGCCCGCACGTAGGTGACAGTTTCAGCATCGGCGGTTTCATCCACGGTGGCGGCCAGGCCGCACGCTTTAAAATAAGGATCAAGGCGCGGCAGGGTTGCAGCGGCGTAGGCGACCCCCCGGCCCATGATCTCGGCTTCAAAGTCGATCTTGGCCATTTGCGCCCCGGTCAGATCCGGCAGCTTGGAAAAAGTAGCCAGCAACACATCACGGGTCAGCATGCTGATATCCGGGGTGTAGGCCGGGTTGCGGACGATAATGCCGGTGTTGGCGGCGGTGAGGGTTTCTGCCGTGCCTTCGATGGCTTCAATAGCGGCGGCGATGATGCGGCGTTTGGTCTGCATCACTTAGCTCCTTTCTGGGTGGCGGCGGTGGTTTTTGCGGTGGTTTTCTCCGCAGCTCTTTCCGTCGGTTTTGCGGGCCGCACGGCGACGGAATCTTTCTCGCCGGACTGATCAATCACCCGCATGACCCCGCCCTTGTTCGGCGTGATGCTGCGGGTAACAACTTTCTTCGTGGCTTTCTTGGCCATGTGGTTACTCCTTTGGTTTAAAGCAGGGTCGGGTTGATGCGCTCTGTCACCACCAGGTTAATTTCACAGTAATGGCACAGCACCGCGCCGAACAGCCGTTCGTCAATCACCGGCACCTGGACGCAGCTCTCACCGCTATCCGGGATGGGGCGATACAGCCAGGTGGCCCCTTGCGGCGGCTGAGCCTGACGATAGAGGTCGCACACATCATCGATCTTGACCTGGAACAGTTCATCGGTGGCGTCGGCATCGTTGAGTCCAAGGAACCCGCGCAGGATGAAATGGTGCTCGCGGAAAAACGCCGTCCCCAAGGATTCCGGTACGCGCTTTCTTGAGATCTCCCAACCATTAATGCGGGAGCTGGTTTTATCGAGAAAGGCTTTGATGTATTGGCTCATGTTGGTGGTGTAGCGGCTGTAGCCATGCACAACACCGATGCCTTCAACATCCTTCAGACGGTCTCTGATGTCGTTGCGGATCTCCAGGTACTTGCTCATTGTCCCCCCAGCTTGATACTCAGCTCCATGCCGGATTTCTGGGCCATGGTCTGTAAGGTCGATTCGTTTTCCAGCAGCGCCCGCGAAAACATGGCCGCGCCGGATGTGCCTTTTTTGCCGATCTTGCGCCGCACCAGAAATTCCACCCGGTCCAGCTCGCGGCCTTCGACGCCGATCTTCATCGCCACCCATTCGCGCAGCGCACCTTTGGGCGGCATCTTGCCTGGGCGGCGGCCACGCTCGGCAACATCACCGTAGGGGCTGGCCGTGGCAACGATGCCACGCACCACCGCAGTACCACGCCCGGTCACTTCCTGCTGGATGGAGCCGAGCAGCCCGGCGGCCCCGCCAACCCCCTGCGGTGTGCGGGTTTGCACCTCACGCAGCAGAAATGCCGTGACCGTGGTGACAAACACATCCAGGTGGCGGTTGATGATCTCATCCGGCTGACCGGCTAACGGCCCGGTCAGGGTCAGGGTGGCGGTGTAATCAAGCACGGCGCGGCGTCAGTCTCAGCTATGGGTTAACCGCGTCGGGTCACTGCGCAACGGCGCGGCAATGGCCGTGGTGGCTTTGGGGCCACCCTTGGGGTCAATGCCTAAATGGTCGTTGTACGACTCCCGCATGGCCTTGGCCAGCCGTCGGTACTGATCGGCCTTGCTGCCGTAATCGATGCCGTCAGCCTGAATGGTCGGGTCGCTCGATTGGGCATAGGATGCCGCCAGTTGATTGAGGCAGATCTCCGCTGCCAGGCAGGCCACAGCATCATCGTCGTTGGTGACGATGTGATCCTCATCACGCGGTAAGGTGAAGGTCAAACGCACGGTTTCTGTGGTGCCGGGCGTGTCCGCCAACAGGCGCAGCTTCAAAGCATCCGGCGTGCGATAGAGCCGAAACTGACCGGGCGGCACTAGGCTCTCCGGCACGTTGTTAATCGGGTATTCCACCGTTAAAATGCGCGAAAACTCTTCGACATAACTGTCCGGCAAGGCCAGATCGTGGCTATCTTCACCGAGCAAATCCACGGTTTTCTCCAGCGGTTTGTGGCGGCTGTAGCGTTCCAGGGCGGCAGTGATGGCCGGGAGATAATCGTCCAGGTCATTCAAGCGGCCTTCATCGTCCTGAACTTTCCCCTTAACCAGGTCGAGCAGAGGCATGGCGGTTCCTTCCTGAAGTGAGGCGCTATCGAGCGCGGCAAAAGTGGTCGATGCCGGACAGGGCTGCCACGGGCCAATGGCCGCTGTAAAAACAAAGGCCAGCAGAGTGAGCAACAAAAGTTTCTTCATGTTTTCAAACTCCCTTTGACAGGGTTCAAATTAAGCCGCTGCCGAAAACCACTCCTGGATCTCCGGCAGCGGCACATTCACCGTGGTGTCAGATCAGACTACGACCGACTTGTACACATTGCGGAAGTCGACAATCTCCGTTTCGTACTCATGACGGATCTTGTACTGCATCTTATCGGCGACGAACATCTGACCCACAGTCGGGTTATCGGCGACGAACATTTCCGGCTCTTGCTGGCCGTTGAGGAACGCCAGTTCGAGGATCTCGCAGTCATTGACATCACCGAGCAGCATCCAGTCATTGGCATCGGTCATAAACGGGCACTCAAACAGGTTTTCGTTATTCGCGCCGAAATAACCGACAAAGGCATTACCGAAGTTCGCCGTGCCGGGTTCACCTTCAGTGCCGTTGATTTTCTTCGCGGTTGCCCACAACTCTGAAGGATGGACCAGGATGCGCGGTTTCAGATCAAGGCGCTCATCACTATCCGGTTCAGTTTGTTGGGCAAATGCCAGCTTGCCAGCTTCAAGGGCCGTGGTGGTCAGGGCCGCAGCGCCGAGGTTGCCGTGGTCGGCGTGGAACAGAGCCACGCTGTCCCCCTTATAGGTGGCATTATCAACGAGCTTGCCCCAGCAGCGTTTTGCCAGGGTGCGCCGTGCAGCACGCGGCAAGCGGTTAATGATTTTCTGCACAGTACGCATATCGTCGTTGATGATCATCCGGCGGGTGATGTCGATATAGCCACCCTTCTGGTTGAGGGCGTAGCTGATCTCTTCGTCAGATACCTGGCCAAGATCGGCATAATCGGCGGTCTCAGGGTTAACGTCAGGCAGATCGCCGTAGTAGCCGATGCGCACCGATTCCATGGTACGGAAGTCTTTGGCATTGCGAATATTGCCGCCGACCAGCAGGCTGACGCCAAAATCAGAACGTTCCTTATAGTCCTGAACCAAACGGCGATACAGGGTATTGCCGAGCACATAGCTGAAGGTGGCGCTGCCGTAGGCGGCTTGCATGCGCTGAACCTGAGTCGGATCGAGGACGCCGCGCACTTCCGTATCGCCAGTCATCTCGGTATATGCGGCACGCAACGAGGTAAATGCGGGAACATCGCGCAAATCGTCGGCCACAGTGACACCAAACAGCATGTCGCAGGCGGCCTGCAGGCGTTCTGAACTTTCGCGGCCCATACGCACATTGCCATTGCCGTCACCGGCAGTGCGGCCATTGCCGGTTAAAGAATCAATCACTTTCTTTTCCTCCTTGATGGCCGCCTGCAAACTCTCGGCGTTCACATCACCGTCGGCAAACTGGCGGCGCAGTTTATCCTGCACGATCTCGGGCAGCTTGCTTGCGGCCAGCCCCGTGTCGAGGATCATGGCGGCCCGCATTTGCTTCACTTCGTCGAGTTCCTTTTTCAGCTCGGCGCTGTCCTTGGCAATGGCTGCCTTGAGGTCATCCATTTCCGGGTCTTTGGTCGTTTCAGACCCTTTGCCAGATTCTGGCGTTTCCTCAACAGCGCCGATGGCCGCCGACAGTTGTTCGATGGCGCTCTCTTCGCTGATGGTTCCGTCTTCAAGACCGGCGGTGAGTTTGGTGTGCAGTTCGGGCCATTTCTTTTTAATGGCCGCCAGCAGTTGTTTCAGCATGGTGTTGTCTCCTTGTTGTTGCTGGTCACGCTCACAGGCAGCGACCATGTGTTTGAAATAGCCGTTGTTGGTCGGGTCATAGACGACATCGACCTCCACGCGGGAAATTTTGACCGGTTCCTTCATCTTGCGCCCAGCGACCATGACGGTGCGGGCCGATGCGCCGATGTCGTGCGACAGGCCGAACAGTTTGGGTGCGCCGCGTTCGTGGCTATCGACCAGGCCGTCACGCAGCCACTTGGCGCTCTTGAGAATGCAGAGATCCGCATCAATGCCGGTTCCGGTATCCACCGGATTTTTCAGCCAGCCGACCAGCTCACGGGGTGATTTGCCGAACGGCTTGTTTGAGGCTTGATGCTGGCTGTCTTGCAAGGCGAAGACCTTGGCACCATCGTAGAGATTCAATGCGGCCACCAGAGGTCCACGCGGCCAGTTGATCCGACCATCCGCGCCCGGCCCATACTCGACGACCTGAACCCGCCAGGCATAACCGGCATCCTCTTCAGACACATCTTCACAGGCCGCCAGCAATTGACCGGCAGCACGCAGCGGCACAAATTCTTTCTGCACTTCAACGGCGCGACCAAACTCCAGGCCGGTGTCGCCAATCGTGAACGGTTGGCGGAAATAACGATCCACACCGTCCGTTCCCGGCAGGGTGTAGATCACCGCGTCCGGGTAGAGATCCATCACCCAGGCTTTGGCCAACCCGGCACGGCGCAGGGCCGCTTCGGCCAATTCGCGCAATCGCTTATAACTCGGCTGTTGATCACCCATAAGCGCCTCTTACTTGGCCGGGATGCGGTGTTTGCGACCGTCGGCGGTGGCAATTACGATCTCGTCACCATCCTGCCGGGCGGCCAAAACGTCTTTGACTGTCAGCTGGCGTTCGATAAGAGAGGTTTTGACAACCTCCTTGCCGTCTTCCTTGACCTTCTTTCTGACGGCGCTGTTGTACTTCAACCCTTTGAGTTGGGCGGCGGTGATCTTCAGGTCATCTTCCTGAACGCCTGCCTGCTCTTTGAGTTGTTCCTCGAGGGTGGCAATCTTCTTTTCCAGTTCCTCTACGGTTGGTTGGCCCTGAGCGGCACCTTTGTCTGCCATTGCAAATCTCCTTTTTGATGGTGGCCCTGCGTTGTGAATGGCCGCGCAGGGCGTTTATAAACGCTTAAAATCAATTTTCACGGCACTGGACGGCCCAATGCCTGCTTTTGTTACTTTTTGTCAGCCAGGGCGAATTTTCCGGCTAACTCCTCTTCGTGGCCGGTGCGCGGTCCACGCCGGGCGATTTCATTACCGCGTGCGTCGTAAATCGGCAGGGTGTTGTCACCAAATGCCGGATGCCAGGGAACGGCTATACAGCCGCAGCGGATGGTCTCGCGGATCGGCGCTTTTGGATCGCGGGGGTAACGCAGCGCTATGCTGCCAATCAAAAATGGTTTGTCGACGTCGACAATCTGACCGTGCAGCAGTAAATGGCTGCGGCGCGGCTGCTTGGGATGGCCAGCGTGCCACCACTGTTTCTTCATCTGCGGCACGCTGCGCACTGACTGTTCCATGGCCAGTTGCGCCGCCTGGCTGTAAGCACGGCCCATCTCCAGATCGACAATGACCTTGGCGCGTTCTTCAATGCTGCGGAACACGCCGGGGCTGCTCAACGACCCGGCCACGGCCTGGCGCACTTGCCAGGGTGTTTTCTGGCCGAGGATGCCCAGGCTCAACTCGGAGCGGATCTTGGTCATCAGGTCACTGCGTAAGCCCCGGATGCGCTGAGCGCCGAACTCCTGTGCCGTGGCCAGTAGCGGTGAGGTCAGGTGCGACGTGATCACCGATACCCCGGCGCGGGACAGCACGCCCGGCACCATGTCAAGGCCATTGCTCCAGGAGGCGGTCACGCCCTCACTGAGCAAGCTGATTGCACCACTTTCAAAGCGGGTCAGCGCTGAGTCGATCATGGTCAGGTTGGCGGTCATGTGCGTGGCCTGATAGCTGTCGGCCTCAACAGACAGAATGGCGTCGACGGTCTGACGGCGCACATCGCGCAACAAGGCCACCATGGCCTGTTCGCGGCGCAGCTTACCGGCTTGTTGCTCGGCGAGGATCTGCTCGATCTGTGCGGTTACGTCGATCACGGGGCTATTCCTCCTCGCTGGCCGGTGGCGCGGTGTCGGGTTGCTTCACGCCCTGGTAGTCGTCGGTCGGCCCTTTGGTCGGCTCCATCTGTTCGGGGTCAAAGTCATAGCCGACCATGGCAATGATGAAGGCGAACATCTTCATGGCGGTATCCTGGTCGACCCAGTTGTTGGCCTGGGCCACGGCAATGGTGGTGGCCAGTTGGGTCACCGCGCTGGAGGTTTTGGTCACGTCACGCTCCATGGCCTCCGGGGTCTGCACGCTGAACTCGTAGGGATCGACATCACGCGGCACGGTGAGGTAACGGGCATCCAGGGCTTTTTCGATGACATAGGTGAGGATGTCTTCGAGCACGAACTTGAGCAGCATCTGACGGTCATCAATAAACGCCTTGATCGGGTCGTTACTCTCGGCAGCGCTGGCGCGGTTGGCATCGGCAAGACCGCCATACCAGTGTGCCGGGATCGACTTGCAGCCCAGAATGTGATTGCGGAACACATCAGCGCTCTCCTTGACCTCCAGAGCCTGTAATTTCGGCGCAACGGCTTGCCACGTGACCTTTTCATTGTGGACGCGGATCGCGCCATCTTCCTGGGTGGCGAACTGATCGGCGAAATCCTGGCACTCGGTATCATTGCTGCCGTTCATGGTGACGTCCCAGATATAGGCATTCTGCTTTTTGGCTTTTTGCGAATAGTCAAAGACAAAGTCCTCATACTCTTCGAGCCAGTCGGCAATGACGAACAGATCCGAGGTGCCGTAGGGGTCGTTACTCACCTGGTTGACGGCATAGAGGAAGCATTCGCCGTCGGCATAGCCATCGCGCATCTGGTTGGCGTAGGGCGACAGCATGTCGTCGGCTTCACGCGGCAGGATGGTTTTGAGATAGCGGGTTTCGCCGCTGTCGTGGTTGTAGACTTTCACGCCAATGCGCATCTCGACGTTGTCCGGGTCGGTGTAGACTTCGGCCACCTGGGCCGGATCGATCACGCCGAGGCGCACGCGGCCTGTCTGTGGCGAGACAAACGCTTGCCAGCACTGCAAACCGAAGATGCCAAGCTCGCGGGCTTTCTTGCCGAACTTGAGATCCATGCGGTTGACCGGATCATTCCAGAATTCATCCAGGATCTGACGCACGTCATCATTTTTGCAGGTGTAGGAAAACCCTTTACCGGCAACGAACGATCCCATGCTTTCGATGATCCAGTTGGCCATGGGGTTGGTTTTCCACAGCCAATAGCAGATCTCGACCTGACGCTGCCAGGTGGCAATGGGAAGCTCGCGGTCACTGTTGCCGGTGAGCCGCCGCCACTGCATATCATCCGCCGGTGAGGCACTGGCGGCGCTGAGGCGTTCCGATACCTTTTGTTCAATGACCGAGGCGAACATGCGCTCGCCGATAGCTGATAAAAATCCCATCAGAAATGTCTCCTGAATAAATTGCGGAGTCCCAGCTTGCGCTGACCGCCCCGGCCAAAGTGGCCGCGTTGTTGCTCCTCTTTCTTTTTCTTCTCGTCTTTGGCTCCGGCGCACACGGCACGGATCAGACCCTCTTCACACAGGCCGAGGAGCATTTCCAGAGCGTCCGGCCCGTCATCGTGACCGCCGCGATTGCCTGGACGGTAGTAGATAAGCTGGCGCTTGAGTTCGTAGTTATCGCTGCGAAAGCGAATCCAGCCGTTTTTGATCCACGGTTGCAGCCGGATGATGCGCAGATCTTTATCGGTGGTCGGCTTGTGCTCATCGATGTTGATGGTCAAGTCTTCGTCATGGGCCTTTTGGGCAAACTGCCGGGCAAAGAACTCCTGAAACTGCACTGTCTCCATGCGCAACTGGTCGAACGGATCGCGCTCATGGTAGGTCAGCAGGTCGGTCATGATCCGGTCCGGCTTACGCTTCTCGATATCGGCGATGTCGAGATACAAGATGCGATCTTTCATACGCCCGCCGAGGATGGCGCTGGGGTCATTGCGTTTATTCTTGTTACCCAGGGACGGGTCGCACGCTCCGGCATGGGGGATGCCGGTGAGGTCAACCGGGTCATCGTCCCAATCAACAAACCATTCCTCCAGGAACACTTGATCTTCCGGGTTGAGCGGTTCGTTCTGTTTTTCACTGTCGAAGAAGGCCGGGCCGTCGGAGACCCGCATTTTCATCAGGTAGTAATACGGCTCCATCTCCGGCCACAGCACTTCTGCGCCCTGGAGCATGGCCTGTTTGTTGGCCTCGAAAAAGGCGTCGGCGTTGGCTTCGGCCTGCTCTTTGCCCACGGTGAGATCGGCGAAGATCTTCTCCCACCGGTCCCACAGCTTGCGGTTGGCGGCATATTTCAAAACCGCTTTGAACTTGCGGCCCTTCCAGCCCGGCTTTTCGAGCAGGCGCTGCAGCAGGCTTTCGTAATGAAGCACGGTGCCGACGACGATAAACACGGTGTCGGGCTGGCCGATCTTCATCAGGGCTTTGAAAAACCAGTTTTCCAGCTTCTTGCGCTGGTCGGCGCTTTCCACGGATTCGTCGTTTTCCAGGTCATCGCCGATCACCAGATCGGGACGGCACGCGCCATGGCGCAGACCACGCAGTTTCTGACCGCTGCCTGCCGCCTGAATCTTGCGACCGTTGCGGGTAATGATCTTGTCTTCACGCCATACCGGACCTTCACCGGCCAGCTCGGGGAAATCTTGCTGAAGGCGTTCGTTTGTTTCCAATTCCAGCTTGATAAAGCTCAAAAACTCTTTTGCCTGCGGTGCGGTTTCCGAAACAATCAGCGCATAGCGGCGTTTCTTAAAGGCAATCGCCCACAGGATCAGGCCGAATGTTGTCCAGGTTGACTTGGCGTTGCCACGCGGCGCGGCGTCGGCTTCTTTATCGCCGAATCCGGTTTTATTGGCCCGCTCGATCATTGCCGGGAACCGCTCGGCAAAGTATTTGTGCAGTCCGCTCGACGGGCGGTTGAAATAGTGCGGGAAATAGGTGCGGTTAAAATAATCGAGACTCTCCTCCGCCCGCGCCTTGCGCTCACGCTGCAAGCGCTTATCGTCCGGGAACGGACGCGCCGCCGCCGTGATCATCTGGCGGATGGCTTCGACCTCCTGGTCGTATTGGCGTTTTTTGGTGGCGGAGAGGGCCATTATTCGTATTCCTCCAGAATCTTCATAGGGAAAGAGGCTTCATTGTCTTTGAGCAGCAGAGCGCACAGGCTGCAATGCAGTACGATGAGGAGGTGCAGGATCTGGTCACACGTCCAATTGACGCCCCACAGTTCCTCTGTTGTTTCGTTCCAATAGCAACGCACCCCGTAAAAACTGACTTTATGTGTGGCATTAGCGGGCTTCATACTTCTCCCGGCCCCACTGGACCAAATCGTCAAAGTTGCGCTCCAGCACGCTGACCAGTTCATCGTCGTTGCGGCTGCCGTAGTCGATCAGATCGCGGACAAAATCCAGAAACAGCGCCTGGCGCTGGGCCGCGCTTTTCATCTGGGCTTCTTGCTCGGCCTGTTTGAAGCGCTGCACCAGCGCACCCAATTTACTGATGCTGTCGTAGGTAGCGCCGAGTCCCTGGCCTGCCTGACTGTTTTCAGCGTGTTCCAGCTCGCGGTCGAGCAGGTTTTCCATGCGCTGCACGTAGCTCAGGCGCTTCTCGCGGGCTTTGTCCCATTCGTCCAGCTCTTCACCGGGGGTGAGGGTGTCCCGCTTCCACACCGACAGGGTTTGTCTCGAGACACCGAGCACGTCCTCAATCTCGGTAAGGCTCTTGCCGTCGCCATACATGCGCATGGCCACCGGGTAGAGCTTGGTCTTGTCGCCGCGTTCAGCCATTGGATTCCTCCCGATGCGCTAAACAGGCCGGATAATTCGCAGCTCGGCGGATCGCTGGTTTGTCGGCATAACAAAAGCCATGTGAGTCATCCTTCGTCCACCTGGTAATGGTGTCGATGGCGAGATCATCTTTGAAAAAAGCGCAACTGCGGCACGTCTTCATGCCAGTTCCTTTTCCAGGCGGTCGATCTGGCTATTGATCACCGTCAGCTCCGCCCAGGCTTCCTGCAGTTCGTCCATCTGCGCGGCGGCCAGGTCAACGCGCAGATCATCGGCAGCGGTCAAGGTGGTGTTCAGCAGGCGGCACACGCCCTGGGCGTTACCTTCGACGCGCAGGCGCAAACTGCGTTGTTTGGCTTTGGCCTCTTCAAGTTGGCCTCTGAGCATCATGCGTTGTTCGTGCAACGACATTTATCGTCCTCCCTTTTCCCGGACAGCCGGGCAAAACATATTGTTGTCGACCTTCTGCACCAGGGCTTCGAGTGTCCGTGTGGTCAGGGTGATGACGCCGGTCAGATCGTCGGCCAGCTTGTGGTAATCGCGGACCATTTCGACGTTGTTTTCGTACATGCGCACCACGGCCTCAAAGCGTTTTTCCTGACCGGTGATCAGCTCTCCGGTGCGGTCGCGAAAATCCAAAATGATGTCATTGACCCGAACATTCTGCTCGGTGAGCATTTTGTTGAGCCGGTCATTCTGACCGACAATCTGTTCGTTGATGCGGGTATCCTGCTGGGCCATGGTGGCCTGCATCGTGCCGACAGACTCTTGAAAGGTGGTCAGGGTTTTGTCGGCCCGGCGGCCCTGGCTGTAGAGCACGGCAATGAGCGTGATCCACGGCCCGAAAAACAGCAGAGACACCACGGAGAGCGGCAGCACGCCGATGTTTTTCAGGATGGTGAGGATCGTTGCCAGGGCGGCTAAATGTTCGGGTGTCAAAATGGCCTCCTGACCCGTTACTCGGCAGCAACGCTGTTGGCAATGGCGGCGATCTGCGTCATCAGGGCGGCACCGTCGGTGGTGACGATTTCCGGTAACTCATAGCCGCGCAGATTGAGAAACGAGCGCACTACAGTTCGCAACGTGGTCAGCGTGCCCATGATCGATTCGCGGGCAACGTCGGAGAGGTCGGTCTTTTCTGCCAGGCGCTGTTCAAACACGTTGCCGATTTCTGTCAGGGTGACGGTTTTTCCCTGGGGCCATTCAGTGGCTGCGGCTGCGGCGACCTCGGCAACGATAGGCGCACGCTCCGGGTGTTTGGTGAGATACACCTCAACCGTCGGCAGCAACGCGGCGTCAATGGCTTCACTAAGTAGGTTCTTTGCGGCATCAGTGGTGATCAGCTCTGCGGCCTTGTTTGAGTTGGTGCCGGTACAGGCAGGCAGAATGCACAGGCCGCACAGCAGGGCAACGACAAAGACAACGGTCAGGACATGAATAAAGCGTTCCATAGATCTTCCTCCTCGTTAATGGTCAGGACGGGGTTACAGGCATCTACAACGGCCCCCGGATTGGCGGTAATGTCGAAGACAAAGCCAGAGGCAAGCCAGCATTCCTGGATGTAGGTGGAGCACACCTTCTGGATCACCGGGATCTCTGTGCCGATCTTCTGGCTCAGCCACACTTTGACCAGGGAAAACCAGCCGTACCAGCGCGACATCACCGAGCTGTTGCGGTATTTACGGGCGGCTGTTGCCACGGCGTCCTGGTTCTGACGCACCAGCTTCGGCGCTCGGCAATAGCGTAGATTCTCTTTCTGGCGGCGACGCACCCACTCACTGGCTGGCATACTTTGAAATCCGGTGCCTTCGACAAACTCATAGGCGTACAGCCCGGCGGTGTCCCACACCAGCATGGCCACATGGCTGTAAGATTCGCCGGTAAAAGCGCGAATAATGCGCCCTGCAATACCGGAGCCTTTGACGGCCAACACATCGCCGGTGGCGGCAATTTTGCGCAGTTGCTCGTAGGTCATACGTCATCCCTCCAGGTGGTCAGGGCGTTAATCATGGCTTCGGCGATTTGCTGCCAGGCGGTCTCGCTGAGCAACCAGCGCAGATCTGCCGGATTGGTCATAAAGCCAAACTCCAGCAGGCAGGCGGGGCAGGCGGTCTGAGTGAGGACAACGAACTTTTCCTCTTTGTCGCGGTCGCCGTCGCTCGGATCGGTGCGCATCACCTTGCCGACGGTGGTCTTTTCCAGCTCGGCGATCAGCAGCTCGGCCACGGTATCGGACTCGGTGCGTCCCGGCGAGGTGAACACCTCCATGCCGGTGGCTCTTGGACTGGAGGCGGCATTGCAATGAAAGGATAAAAACAGCGCCGGTCGGTAGACCTTGGAAAGCTCGGCACGCTGTGACAGGGTGAGCTGCAGATCGTTGCAGCGGGTATAGGCGACGTCAAAGCCATGCAGCAACAGGGCTTCGCCGACAACTTGGGCAATTTTCAGGTTGATGTCGGCTTCACGGTAGACGCTGGTGCTCTCTTGTAGTATGGCCAGTGCGCCAGGATCGCTGCCGCCGTGTCCTGGATCGATCAAGATCAACGGTTTGTTCATTTTCGACCATTCCTTTGTATTAAGGTGGCGGGGAGCAAAAGCTCCCCGCGTTACAGGAGGACAGCACGGGGCAGGTCGCGCTGTGTATGGTCGGATCATAGGGGATATTTAGATAGGTGGCCTGTGCAACTTGCTTGATTTTGCACAAGAAAAGCCCCTTTCCTCAAAAAAGAAGAAAGGGGCTTGAATGGTGACTTTTTAAACTGGCCCGCCGGTTCGTACCGGCCCTGTGCCGGGGCGCTTCAACAACGCGGAATGTGGCGGGCCATAGGGTTAAAACAGCGCCATCTGTCGCGGGTCGATGGCGTTGTTACGTTGATAGGTGTTGTTGCGCTCCAGGTAGGCGGCTAGCTCATCGTGACGCACCCGGCGGGATCGGCGCAGCATGTAGCTGTCAAGAGTGGCCGGATTGAGCGGCTGACCGCTGTCGGGGTCCGGCTCGTAGTCGCCAACCATAGTCCAGAAGGTGCGCGGGCAGATGCCGAGGATAGCCACCACTTCCGAAGGATTGTAGCTGGCTTTCTTCGGCTGCCCAGCCGCACGCAACATGCCGAGGAGCTTTTGTTCGCCGATGCTGACCTTATCCATGGCTCCGATCCTGGATGATCTCCGGCCCGAGACTGTATTCTTCCGGGCGGTGGCGTTTGATATAGCCCATGATCCGGTCATCGGCAAATTCCAGCAGCCACCAGTCCGGGCCGTACTGCTTTTTCATGCCGTTTTCAAATAGTTTCTTCAGGGCTTCAATGGCGAGATAGGCGTCGCGGCTGGTGCGCACTTTGCCGTTTTTGATGCGGGCGCGTTTTTCCAGGAACAGCTCAAGGCCGTTTTCGACCCGCCAGTCGATCAGTTCGGCGAGGATCTGAATCTTCTCCCGCTCAGCTGGGCTGGCCAAGGAAACCGTCTTGCCGCCTTGCTTGGTCGTGCGGCGGGCAGGCTTGACACTTACGCTGCGCCAATCCGGGTTGACGGGTTTTAGCAGGAATCCCTTTTTCTGTAAAATATCGATAAATCGATTGGCCTGGTGAAGATCAAGCCGAGTGCAGCTTTGGACGCCAAATTCATCCATGAGCAGTTCGCGGTAAGCGGAATCATCCATGCCGAGTTCCTTTTTCGCCATCTGGATAATGCGGATTTGCTTGTTAGTTATTCCCGCTGGTTTTGCCATAATTCCCCTCCGATGCTGATTTGAAAAACGCCGCTGCTATCTCCCGATCTTCGTCACTTAACCCCTCCGGCAGATTCTTACGCTCCGGTCGGCGTGGCATGTTTGCGTAGAGGTCTTTCGGTTCCGGCCAGCCATCAAAGCTGCTGATCAGTTGCTCAAAGCCCTCACGAATGCGCGGCTGATCTATTTCACGGATAGTCTGATTGCGTTTAACCAGGAACCGTTCAAATTCGGATGCCGTAACCAGGATGGTGTCTGCGGCTGGTGCGCCATTGCGTTTGAGTACGATTAGCCGGGCCAGCCCGGCACCGATCTCTTGCTTCAGCCAGTCATCACCGGCCCATTCCAGCAAACTTGCCGCCGCTTGCTTGCTTTTGCTCATGCCAGGCTGACGACCATTTTCCACCACCCACCGTTGCGGCTGATCAGTTGACACGGTTTCCAGCACGCTCAACAGATAGTTGTGGTTTTTAAACGGCTTGGCTGTGCCTTGCTTGCGCTTGGCATGAATCGCATCAACGGTGTCCTGCAGGGCAATGGCCAGCCGATCCGGCTCAATGCCGAGTTCAACCACTTCATTGACCAGCTTGAGCGCCTTGGTATAGCTCAAATCGCGCTGCGCGGTGCGAAACAGGCCGATGTATTGCACCAGTGGCCGGAATAGCTGGCCCTGCTGTGATAGAGCAATCAGCAAATCGCGCCCGGCATCGCTTGCGACAATGGCCTCCAGGCTGAAGGTGCAATGACAAACGGGGCAGCGTAGTTTCATTGTAACCTCAACCGATCTTCTCCGGTCATTCCGGCATGAAGCTGGGCCTGATCACCGGCTTGAAGACCGGCGATGACAGATCCACTATCATCGCGGCGGGCTTTCTTATGTTTCCGATTGGTGTCCTCTACCAGGCTTTCGCCATGGTTGGTTTCGATCCATTGAGTGATAGCGTCTTGTTGCTCTTGTTTCGGGGCTAGGTCCACCACCTTACTGGCCGCCATTGATACCCATGCACGACAAAAAGCATCGGCCCTGCGCACCTTTGTTGCTCGTTTGCAACGTTTGAGCGTTGTCAGGTGGTGCTTGCGATCCCGCTCCAACTGCCGGTGCAGAACGTCGAAAGCATAGCTCGACAATTCGGCAGCGCTATCAATGCCAATAAACTGCGCGGAACTAAACCAACCATAGAAGCCGACGTATTCAGTCACAAGAAGCAGGCGGCAACCAAAAGCATCCGCAACCATTCGCGCAAGCCACTTGATGTGTATTGCCGGATTTTTCACCTTGCCGATCCTTGTTTTTGCCTCTTTGACGTCGGACAGACGGACATAGGTCATGGTGACGTTATGTTTCTGCATCAGCTCTTGAGCGCGTTGCAAGGCCAGTGCGGCCTCGTGAGCGTTGCTTGACTTCGACAGAGCCAAGAGCTTTTTGATTTTTTCAACGTGATCCTGGTTCATTCTTCACCTCGTACTGATTCAACCCACACCACAACGCGGGGGTTACGCTTCAGGGCCTCGTATTGGCTCAGCGGGATCTGGATATCCATGCCGACATGGACAATGGCCTGGGACTGCTCACCAACCACGACCCGTTTCAGATCCATGATGCCCAGGCACGGTTGCGGCCAGGTGATTTGTTTGGCTTTTGACATGTTCAACTCCGCATGTGCAGTGATATCCGTTCCAGACTTGACCGGCGGCGCATTCGCCGCTGTGACCAGCAGCGATCAGTTGCCGCATTTCTCAGGCTTCCGGGGCGTAAATGCCTCCTTCAGGGCTGCTTGTCATCAACCTTGTATTCCTTGCGCTGGCGGAATTCTTCCTGTTTGCCTTTGTTCCACTGCTGGATTGGCCGGAAGAAGCCCACAACGCGGCTATACACTTCTGTCGGTGCTTTGCACTTGCTCATGATTTACCACCTCTGTCTGTTTACGCAGCAGAATTCCAAAGCCGAACCCTCCGCAGTAGCAGAGGAGGAACAGCAAGAAAATCACCGGGAAAATGCCGTCTTTTTTCCATCCGTTATAAAAGCCCAGCCCCGTCGCAGCGATGCACCAAAGCAGGGGCATGTAGTCAAAAAGTTTCATTGCGATTTCCTTTGAAAAAGTCCCGGAGGGGTGAAGGAGGTTAACCCCTCCGGGAAATGTCGTGCTTCTGGCTGCTCTTCAGACCAGGGCCGCCACACCCTGATGACCACCATTTCCCCGGCATCAGGGAAATGGCTGTTTCGCTATTGTTCGAGTTGTTCCGCTGCGCTTTCCAGCGCATTTCTCACATATTCAGCTTCTTTTGACTTGCGGCTCTCAAGTGGAACTGTGGCCTGCAATAGAAGGTCGGCAACCAGGTCAGGATCAAGTCCCATTTCTTCTAGCTCTTCGCGATCTTCGAACATTTATTTCTCCTCTAAGAAATAACGACCTTGCGGCCCGTTGTAACCAGGATCGCTTCGCCCATCACATCTTCACAGGGCATATTGTCCGGTAAATCTTTGAGTGCGTTTCTCAGTTGGCCAATGGTGGTGACGTCATACTCTTTGATGGCTGCCAGCTCCCGATGGTGTGCTTCGCCTTTTTCCCAGGCTGCAGGTGATGGATAAACGCGGTCTCCGTCTGTGATTCCCATAGTCATGACGCTTCCTCCTCTTGTTTCTGGTTGAGGAACTGCTGTTTTGCTTCCTTAGTCTGCTGCTTGGCCCATGAAATACCTTGTTCAATGGCATCTTCGAGACTTTCAGAATAGATCCACTTCATGGAGTAATACCCCCATCCAAAAGAACACGATGTTTCTGAAAAATACTTTCTTACCGGCGTTTCAAAGTGGACAAGAAAGCCGAACTTCTCCTTTTGCATGAGCCATTCGTGCAGAGTTTCTTTGTCGTAATTTTCCTCAACGACCCAATTAGGTGCCTTGCCGAAGATCTCTTCAAGGGTATCTTCATAGTCCTCAAAGAGTTCTGCAAGATCATCATTTACCTGGTCTGGATTAGCGGCGAGATAGATAATTTTCCCAATACGAAGAGATTCTTCGTAACATCTCTCAGCGACTTCTACGTGATTTTGCATGGCTGTCCTCCCCAACCTCACGCGACTTGCGCGGGATGTTTATTGATCGTTCTCTTGAGCGGGTTTTTAATCCATTCACCTGCCACCTCGATAAATGGCGGAAGGTGTTTTTTGTTAAATGCCGCACGTTGCTTGGTGCCGCACTCCTGACAAAATCCACTCTTGTTGTTGGCATAAATCGGATGAGTACATCCGTCGACCTTGCACACGCCGGTCGGCTCATAGCGATATTTTTTAACCGTGGGTACCGGCATTTTCATCACGGTTTTCTGTGATTCATAAACCCGATTACCGCACTGGCTACAACGGATGAATCTCTCACGGCCCAACACGGTGAGGTCAAACTCCACGCTGAGCGAGGCTGATCCGGCACCGCATTTAGGGCAAACGATTTTACTGGCCATCACACAGCCTCCCGGAGGAGTTCCTCCCCCTCTTCGAGCAGGGCTGCGACCATCTTGTCTATCTCGCTGCCGACCGGCTTGATCTGCACCTGATCGGTGTCGTCTGTAACGGTGACGCCGATTTTCTTCAGCTGGGCGACGGTGAGATTGCCCAGGGGTGTCTTCAGCACCGACTCCTCTTCTTTAATCAGGGTGTCGGCAATGTCAGAGAGGTATTTGCGGATCAGCTTGATCACGGTTTCTTCGTCATCAAAACTGAGCTTTCCTTTTTCTTTTCTAAAGCCAACGCGCACCCCGGCAATGACCATGGTTTTAGGCTTCTGGAAATAGCTGGGGCTTTCTTTGATGGTTGAGTGCAGTACGGCCTGGCTTTCGGCGACGTCTTCAGCTGCGGCCTTAATGGCAGGAAGGTGAACGCGCTTGACCTTCTCCAGTTCGTCTTGCAGCGTCTGGACTAAACCGCTGAGGGCTTTGTGTTTGGTGGCAAAATCCTGAGTGTTTTTTTCGATGGTGGCTAAGTCGCTCATGGTGTTGTTTTCTCCTCTTAATACAGTGCCTGGATCACATCGCCGGTGACCCGTTCTTCGCCCATTTCATGGGCCAGATTGATTGCGTCAATAACCAGACTGTTAACGCGCAGCGGATGGGCAAGACTGACTTTGCGTCGGCTATCGTCCTGGGTGGTGAGTCGGCTGCTAATCATGTCGAAGGCATCATCGGTAAAGATGCTGTCGAGCTTGACGCCCAACCGCTCAAACTTAACCTTCAGATAGCCTTTGAGTGAGCCGTTAAGGCCGTGAATTTCAGCGATCTGCACACGCTGAATAACCTCACGCATGTCGATATTCTGAGACTCCGTGAAGCGGCTTTTCAGCTCAGTTTGTGCGACCAGGATAATGCCGAGCATTTTCTTATAGCCGTCTTCAAGTTCATGGAAGCGCTTGAGATATTTCAGCACCGGCACACTCAAATCGTGGGATTCTTCCAGAATGATGACGTGGCGAAAACCGTTGCGGCTGCGATCCAGCAGCAGGCGCTGAACTTGACGGCTTTTGGCTTCAAGGCGCTGCTTAGGCTTTTCGTTACTGATATCGTAAATGATGGCGTCGCAGATACTGCCGGCTGTGACCCGTTCTTTATCAATCACCTGGGGATAGATCACCAGCACATCGCCGTCGCGTTTGAGCTGTTCGATCACCTTGCGGCGCATGACGCTTTTACCGCTGCCGACTTCTCCGATGACGGCGAGAAACCCGCCGTGACGGGCGGCGTCGAGCATGGCCGCTTCAATATAGCGGTGTTCGTCGGACATAAAGATGTCGCTATCCTTCAAAATGTCGTCAATGAAGGGATGGCGAAAGAGTTTGAACTGTTTACGTGCCCCGTCTGTAAGCATGGAGACCTCCTTGATTTCGGTTTCGTCCTGATTATTGCCTGGCACCATGGCCGCCGGTTTGTTGACGCCATTTGATGCAGGCTTGATTTTGTTCATGTGGCACCCTTTGAGCGGCTGCCAGATACTTTTCACATCGCGTTTTTCCCGGTTGAGCACCGCCATCATGTCTTCGTTTTCACGGATAAATTTTTCAATGTGCTGTTCAAATCCAGTCATGGTGGTGGGGATGTAGTTTTTATTGCAGATCAAATTAATGGTCGTACCTGATACGCCGACCATGGGGCCGAATTCGCGCTGACTGATATTGGCGTCGGCCAGCAACTTTTTGAGATAGATTTCTTGCACGGGGCGGTCCCACCCGTGGGGTTGGTTTGATTTCGGTCTGCCCATTGCTGTCTCCCTGTCGTTTTCCTAATCAATTAAAGCGCCGGTTTCCTTGGCGTAGAACATATAGACTTCAACTCGTTTTTTTTTCTGCTCTATATGCTCCCGCCCCAAGCTCTGGGGGATAAAGTTCTCATGCTCAAGCATTTCCAGTGTTGCCGTTAACTGATCGGATTCGTTTCTGATGTCCTCAGCATTAGTCGTTGTTCCACCAGGTCTGCCATCGGTAAGGCCAAAGCGGAGGGCTTTTGTCGCTGCTTGTTGAATTTCAGCAGCCTCCTCAATGAGAACTGTCAATAAATGTTCAACTCTATTCATTACCCACTCCTCTACAGTGCCTGAGCCTGATCGGCATCCATATCGCGCCACTCCTGGTCGGCGCAGATTGCTTTGATCACCTCGTCGGCACGGTTAATTTCGATACTGGTTCCAAAGGTTGCTTTGAGTTCTTTGTTTAACGCCGGTTCAATGCGGCCTGCGGCATCGCGCAGTTTCTTTAAAAACTCGCTGATCGGCATATTTTGCGCGACCAGATCGCGGCCCACTTCCATGGGGGTGCCGCGTTTCGGCATGGTGGTGAGGTTGCCGAGTTTGGCGGCCTGGTGGCCATGCACAACCAGGGTACCGCCAAACGGGATGTCGCCTTTTTTCTTCTCTTCACCAAAAGCCAGATTGTCGGT